CACGGCCAGGCGCTCTGCAATGCCGTCGCCGTCGCGGTCCACCAGCACATACTCAATGCGCAGATAGCCGTCCTCTTGAGATGCGTCGATGTCGTCGGTGTCAGCCTCCCAGGCTTCGTCCTCGACTTCACGCTGCATCAGGTTGCGGTCAGACGCGGAAAGGTCTGCTTCGTCAGCATCCAAGCCCATAAGCTTCAGGTCGGACATGGTGACTTCCATCACCCGGCAGACATATGGGCAGTCCTGCAAGAGCGGAGAAGTCCACTCGGCATCAATCAGCAGGTTGTTGGGGTCGAATGCCTCGACCTTGACGATGTTGCGCCGCTCGATGCGCTTGAGACGGCCCGTGTGCAACTGGATCGGCTGGCCCATTTCATCCATCACCACATCGGTGCGGATGTCTTGAATCTCTGCGCCTTCTTCCTCCATCAGCAGGGCCAGCATCTCATCGGACGCGCCCTTGAATGGCAGGCTCACAACGTCCTCTTTCTGCTCCTTGCGCCACATGACAGCGCAGTTCTGCACGGTCAAGGCGTCTTTGAGCGCGGTGTAGAGGATCAGAAAGCCGTTGTTCTGCTTAAAGAAGACGTGGTTGCAGGCATCGGTTGCCTGTTCGGCGCCCTGTACATCAGAGGCGCGCGACGGCTCAAAGCTGACGGCCTTGTCGGTGCTGGTGAAGATTTTGAGCAGGGAGGGGAGAATCCACTCCACCGTGTCATTCACGTCGCTGGCGACGATCTGCGACCAGTCTTCTTGCTCGTTGCCGTAGGGCTGACGGTAATACTCACGTAGCGATTGCTCACGCGTGCGCGACAACTCACCCCATACGTACTTCCCCGCCGCGTCTTCCTTGTCTTGAAGCAGCTTCAGCAGGGCGTCGTCCTGCATCTTGCTCATTCGGCCACCACCTTGCGTTTGGTGGTCTTGGGCTGGTCTTCCGGCTTAGTCAGAAGCGGGTGCAGCAGCTCGGCCAGCTTGTCGGCAGCGTCGCGCCGCCCAGCAGCAACGAGGCGGATCAACTCTTGCAGTTCTTCTTGGCTCATGTGGAGACTCCTTGCGGGGGAATATCCACAGCGGTAAAGCAACGCCCGTCAACGCTCCAAAATATCTCTAGCTGCGGATGCATATGCCGCAGCAGCATCTTCCGCCCTCTCAAACAATCCTAGATGCCTGGACCGCCCTTTAGCAAAACGGCTGGCTGCATATTTCCCAGAGCTTTTATGTAGGTGTACGCCTCGGTAGCCGCTTGAGTTGCTCTTCCATGCCGGCCACGCAGATCGACCCGCAACATCCGCCAAATCAGCCAAATTTGAAATTCTGTTGTCTGACTTGTCGCCATTGAGATGCACCACGCCCGCGCTCGGGAAACTTCCATGCACGAACATCCACGCGAGACGGTGCCCCAAGCAGATTGCCCCGCGCACCCTGATGTAGACATATCCGCCGCCCCCGACGCACCCGGCCTCCTTGCCGTTCAGGTGCTGGAGTTGGCAGTTTTTACGGTGGAACAGTCCAGTGTCTGGGTTGTAATCAAGATTGCGCCGCGCGATTTCCGGCGTGATCGTTTGAACTTTGCTCATGCTGTGCCCATTTGTTTAAGCAACGAACCGGCCCGTCCTGTAACGGATGGGGGCCACGTTCGGATTGGACTGGCCCACCGACTCAAACACCACGCACATTAGGCCGAACGAGTCAGCTCCGTGTGATGCCCAATCGTGATTTGGGCCTAGTCCGATGTTGCGATTCTCGTCGCGCTTCTCGTGATACCAGCCCAAGGCCTCAAGCCCTGCCGAGCAGCCTTCTTCGTCCATGTAGATGGAAGGCCACACACGCTGCGCAGACTTGACGCGAGACATTGCCGCGCCCTTGCCCTGGTTGGGCACCACCTCGACAGCATACCCGGCCGACTCGAAAGCCTTGCGGTATGACACGTCAAACACCGCGTCTTGCTTGTCGCCGTCGTGAGGTAGCCAGATCGTCGTGTTTCCACCCACAAAGCCGTTGTCGCGCAGCCAGGTCATGTGCGCCGATGCGGGCTGTCCAACTGCCTCGTAATACTTGAGCACCCGAGGTTCTCGCCCCACGAACTGCGCCACCCAGATCGTGAACGCATCCGCCTTCTGACCCGTGCCGCCGATGTCGCAGAACGCTTTGTAGGTCAGCAGCTCATCCGGGCCAACCCTGCCGATGCGGCGTTCTTCCCTGGCCTTGGTGATGGCCTTGGCGAAGTAGGCACCCACCACCGTGCCGATGTAGTCGCCCTCCCATATGTGGTCGTACTGGTCTTCGTTGGCTGCCTTGTCGCGCAGACGCTCACGCTCAAGTTTCGCCGGGAATTTGGGGTTGTCGCGCCAGTTGAGTTCGACCACCTTGATGAGCGGGTCGCTGGCAAAGCGAAACCGCTTTTCCACTGCCGCCTTTTTGCGCTTGGGGTTCCACGTCACCCACAGTTCCGCGTTCCAGCCGCTGCCTTCTTCCCGCAGGGTGGGGATCAGCGTGTTCCATGCCTCGTCTGTGACGGGTTCGGCCTCATCCACCCAGGCAATGAGAATCCGCCCCTTGGACTTGATAGACGCGATGTTGCGATCAAGGCCGGCAAAGATGAACTCGATCCGTCCATCCTTGGAACGCACGTAGTTCTGCCCGATGTCGTAATACTCGGACAGCCATTCATCATCCTCAATGGCCCGCTTGATTTCCTCAAGGGATGAATCAGCCAGCGAGTTCATGAACTGCCGACCGCACAGGAGAATCCCGGACTGCCCGGCCTCACCGAACATCCGGCCCCGGATGCAGATCATCGTGGCAAAGCTGCGGGTCTTCCCTGACCCCCGGCCACCATGCGCCCCGCGAACGTCAGCAGGGCCAGCGAATACCGGAATTAGCTTGGCGGGCAGTTCAATTTGCTTTGTCGCCGCCACTCATCGCCACCAGTTCAATGCGCGTGACCTGCACCGGGCCGTCATCCTTGCCTGTCACCTGAATGGGCATCACCTTGCCGATGAGGCTCAGGAACGCCGCTTTCGTGCGCGGGTCGCTTCCGCACTCCATGAGGTAGGACACCCCGCCGAGGTTGTCCAGGGCTTCAGCGATCATGTCGCGAATCGCTTGGGTGTTCTTGTTGGGCAATCCCTTGGGTCTGCCCTGATTCGGTCTTTTCTCGCCTTTTTTAAAGGCCGTTTTGGGTGCATTCATATCGAGTCCTGTCGGGTGTTCGACGGGTCAATCTTGCGCATCGGTAAAGCGTGCGTGGAAGATGCTCGCCACACGGATGAAACACTCTGGCGTGCGGTTGTGCCACTGCCCCGGCGTCATGTAGATGGATCGCCCGTGCTCGTCGCGGTGACGGTGCAGCAGGCCAATGAAGACCAGGTTGTGAAGCGCAGACCTGACTTGGCCCTCTTGCAACTTGGTTTCCTCCATCACCTCTCTGCGGTTTCGGCATCCGTGACCTACGGCAAGCAGGACGCGCTGCATGTTGGATGGCTTCTCAAGGGGAAGGGGCTTGCCTTTGCGAATCGTCATCCATCAATCTCCTTGGCTTGTAATCTCAACACGCACGCCGAACGTGCCGCAGACGACAAATCCGCCATCCAGACCTGGCACTACCTTTGTGCGCTTCATGGCTGCGCTGAAAACGTCCTTCCACTCATCCTTGGTGAGCTTCTGCCCGTACCAATCGACTTGGCGGGCGATGTCTTCCATCATTGCCCACAAGCGAGCGTTCTGAGCCACTGACCGTGTTTCCTCTCGCACCTCGACCACCATGCGGCGTCAATCTTTCCGTCCGGCCCACGCTCGGGATCTTGGTCAGAAATGTCTAGCGTAGATTCTCCGATAGAATCAAACCCAACCTCGCGCGCGCGTGCGATGCGTGCAGAAACTTCTGGGCTCGCGTCGCACCAATCGTAAACCGTTCGCCATGTCGGCATGTGCTCGTCCCGGCAAATACTGCGCAACGTCTCCCCATTGGAAAGACGTTCGCAGATTTCATCTACGATTGCTTCGGTGAATTTGCTAGGACGGCCCATTGCTCAATACTATCACTTCACGATGCGGTAGGCGATGATGTCGGCTCCGCAGTTTCTGTTGAGCCAACATAAAAACAAACCAGAGGCCCGTCCACTCCCTGCATCTCCGTCGCGGAACCTTACTTCCACAAGAACATCTCCACCAACCGGGCTCTCACCACCTCGCCACTCAATCCAATCACTTTCAGGCTTACTTGCGCCTTGCTTGTGGTTGATGGACAACCGCGCCTCCCCATACAACGCCCCATAAGCCACAAGGTCATGCAAGCTGTCTTCGTGTGGCTTGTCGGTCGTGTTGTCTCGCACCATCTTGAGCAAAGCCATGAGAAGCCACCCGTTAGCCTCGGACAGTGATTGCCCGGTGATGGCATTGAACGCGGCTACCGCTTTTCCCATGCTTCGCTCACCTTCGGGTGAGTCATACTGTTTGGCACGCTCTGCCATGATTTCGGCAGAACGGGTGAGGATTTCGGGGGCTTTCATGAACTGTGCTCCTGACCCACAGGGGAGCGGGTTAGTTTAGTTGAATTGGTCCCGGCTCCCCCACAATACGCAGGCCGGGGCTACGCTCAACACTTGCCGTCATCGCGACGTTCCACCCGGAGGCAGGTGGTGCAAGTGTGGGGGTTGGTTGGAGTATAGCTTATTTTGCGAGAAGCCAGACGCGGCCATGTCCATCAGGGCAGTGCGCGGATTGCTTGACCTTGTATGGCTTGCCTGTTGCTTCCAGCCATTTGCGCAGGGTTTGCGCAATGCGTCCGGCTTCTTTTGGTTCGCAGACGATGGCAGAGCCGATCTTGAGCTTGGCAAAGACTGGCGTGTATTTGCTCTGGCCTGCCCGTGCGCTATGGACGGGGCTGTCGTGCTCAATTTTGAGCAGATCAGGGTCGATGCCATCGACGTTAAAGCGCGGGGCTTGTGCAAGATGGAAAACGGAAGGAACGGCGTTCATAGCAGGATGATTCCAAAGATGATGGCGATGATTGTGATGCTGATTGCGACTGGTTGCCACGGCTGTTTGTGGCTGCGGCCTTGTGGCTCGTCGTAGAGCCACTTTGTCACCATGTCGTCAGTGCTGGGGTGTGGCAGTGGGTGCTCGTGTAGGGGGGTGTCTTCGATCATTTGCGCTTCTCCACACAGTGCGGGCATTCCATGAGCTTGGTTCGCGGGTTCTTCTTGAACCCACCTGGCGCACGCCAGGTATCGCAGGTCATGCAGTGCTTGGTGACGCCACCTGGGCCTAGTGGCTGGTCTGTTGGGTTTGTGCCTTTGTTGGTGTGTCGGCGGAGGGTCATTTCACCAACACGTCAAAGTATGCCAAAGCGAGAGCGGACAGAACGCCACCAACCACAACAACGCTTAGGGCGTCTAGTGCGATCTGGGTCCAGTTGATGGTGCGCTTTGCAAAATAAAGATGTTGCCTGTAGTGCTTCATGTAATTCTCCTGTGTTGACGCCTCAATCATAACGAGACTGAGGCTGGCTGTGTTGAATAGCCTTGTGGGTTAGTCGGGATTGGTGGCTTTGGCGATGAACGCCATCACGTTTCCGCGCATCACTGCGCCGTCAAATTGGTATTTCTTGCGGCTAGGCCAGTAATCGAGGCGCTTCCCGGCAACGGTGCGAGACCAGTGGTGTTCGGTATGCTTCGTCCATCCGCCGTCATCTGCGCCGATTGCCTCAACCATGAAGCGCTGACGGTCTGCGGCAAACTTCTCTCTGCTGCACTGCTTGAGCGCGTCCCAGATGGGGTCACGATCGCTCATGACAGCCCCCGAGCTTCTGCAACAGCAGTTGCATTGATAGCCGCGTGGGTCTTGGCGAATGCCTCGCGCAGTTCCTTGCCGGCAGGCGATGCGATCAGCTTGGACAGCATCAGCAGGTTGCGCTGGTTGTCCATCACCGCATCCAAGAAGGCATCGACAACTGGCTGAGCCACTTCGCGGGACTTGCCGCCGCCGATGACCTCACCGGCAGTCACGAAGCCCTTGGACAAGTCGCCCAGCTCAGTGCAGGCCATCACGTCGCGCTCAATCTCGCGCTGCACGCGGTCGGTCAGGGCATCCATCGCCGCTTCTCGGTCAGCAGCTTCACACTCTGCGCGGTCGTGTTTAGCCAATGCGTAGTCGTCGTAGTCAAGCATGTTTTTCTCCGTTGTTGATGTGTTGATTGTGCCGGTTATGTTGGTGGTGCGCAATCAAAGACCATGCTGGGTGGTGGGGATTAGTGCAAGCGCACTTTTTATCCGTTCATGGATGCCTAGCGGCACATCGTACTCACTCCAGTAGGCTGCGCACTCGTCAAGCTCTCGTAGCACTTCCGCCAGTGCGTCACGTTGCCCAATCACCATCGGATTGGCATATCGCGCCGCTTCGTTCTGCGCCTTGCTGACTGCGTGTTGCAGGGATTCGATCTGCGCGTAGGCGTTTTGCAGGTCCGCATGAAGTCTGCGGAGTTCGGATGACACTTCTGCCATATCCGGGAATGTTCGGGCCACCTCGTCAACATCATCTGCCAAATTAAGTGTGTAGTGTTGTCTGCTCATGTTCAATGCCTCGTCGATTCTTGTTCAGTCACATCCACCGCCAGCGAGAAGTCGTCCAGCTCATCCGCCAAGTCTTTTAGGTCAACAGCCAGCGCATGAGACACCGGGCACCCTTGGCGTGCGTAGTCGATTGACTGAGCGACTTCGCGCAGCATGAGGGTCAGGCGGGCGAGGGATTCATTGAGCACGGCACCCCCCACACTTCGGGTCAACCTTGCCAAGTTCCGTCTTTCGGTACTGGCAGTCTTTGGTCATCTCGTCGGGGATCGACACGGTGTGCCGCGCCTCTACGTGGTAGCCGATGCGTGCCCAGCCTTGTTGAACCAGGGCTGTGTCGCGTAGGGGGGGGCGGTTGTGGCAGCCGTAAGTTGATTTCGTCATGGGTTGGATCATAACGAGCGCGGGTGGTGTTGTGTGGAATGACCCCACAGCGCAGTCGGGTAATGGCCTGTGGATAACTTTTGTAACAGAAAGCATGTCACAAAAAAACACCGAAACAGAATCGCGCTGCAACGACATCGGAATCTCGGAACAATCCCTAAAGGGATTTTGTTCCGAATGGTTCCGCTGATTCGGTGCTTTTGCCCATCGGAACAGTACCGGAATAGTTCCGAAAAGTTCCGAAAGTTCCGAATGATTTGGCTGTGGATAAGCTGTGGATAACTTACTTCTTGCGCAACATCATCGCGCTAGATTGCACCTCGTCAATCACCACCCAACCGTGTTCATGTGACTGGATGATTTCGGCAAGCAAAAGCTCTGCGATGGGTTTGCTGGCTGCGCTTGGCTTGACGTAAACATCAGCCGAAGATGGCGACAGGCCTACCTTGCTGGTGAGGTATTGGCACATGGCAGAGCGGCTAAGATACGGCAGACCAATGCGTTCTTCTTGGCCTGATGCTGCCCAAGCGTTTTCAAACAGCTTTCGGTGTGATGTCAGTTTGGCGTCAATCTTCTCGGTTTTTTGAGCAGGAGCTTCCGACTCGATCACCACGGCAGATGTGACGGGCTGTCCGTCCTCATCAAACCATCTAGGAATCTGCACGGATTGGAGTGATACAAAAACAGTTTCTGACATCTCAGCATCTTTACTTTTGCGCTGGATGATCTGCATTGGTGCCCCATCCTTTGACGGAAGAATGCTGACCTCAATGTCTAAAGCGCCGCGCCATGCTGACGAACCACGGGCACGGTGTTGTGCCTCCTCGCTGACGCCAGTGTGGTGAACCAAAATGACGCTACAACCAAACTCGGTCATGATTCGGTTACAGGCGTCAATC